AATCCAAGCCCACCACGGCGAACAACACCGAACCAGCCCCATTGCAGCCCACCAAATTGTAATTGTACAATATCATTAATTCTTCGTGCTTTTACGTATGACGCTCCGAGTTTTGAAGTTGAGTTTAGGGTTTTCCACCCAGTATCTCCATCTAATACCGCCCAACCTGTATTACCTGAAGGGGTACGTTTAATCCATTTCAAGGCGCCATTTGTCTTAGCTGCGTCAACGTATGTCTGCCCGATAGTACCATCGACTTTACCATTCGGCATCCCCGTGCCGTGGATTTCATACTGGCTGACTTGCCCAGTATTTCCACTTGGAGCTGCTGCAGCGGCCGGAAGTGTAATGCTGCCTCCGCCATCGGATAATGTAACCACATTACCAGCGATGCTGATTTTTTGTGGAATGCCCACGCCGTCCGCTCCTTTTGGACCAGTTAACCCGACCGGACCCGTTGGACCTGCTGGACCAGTAGGTCCTGTTGGACCAGGTAAACCATCGGCACCCCTTGGGCCAGTTTCGCCTGCTGGGCCTTGTAAGCCATCCGCCCCTCTAGGACCTGGGTCACCAGCTGGACCCTGTGGACCACGCTCCCCAGGTTCGCCTTTGTCTCCTTTAGGACCAGGAGTAAGAGCAATGCCCCTCAATTCTTCCTTGGTAGCAAACTGGCTCGTGTCGATGCCCGGTTTATTTTCCAAGGATTCCACGCGCTGCTTCAAAGCGCTATCGTCATACACCGTATCATTATCGGTTCTTGATTTTAATGATTCCACATCGGCTGAGATTTGGTGGATTTCAGACCGTAGACCAGTATCATCATAAGTGCCGCCTTGCGCTTTGATTTTTGCAAACAGCTCATCGAGTTCTTGCTTCGTTACGATACTATCGACATCAACCAAACGCCCCGTCACTCGCTCAACGAGCGGAGCCTCCTGGGCTGTATCAATCGCGCTCACTTTCACGTTAAATGTAAACGAGTAAACATCCATCGATTGCTCTACTTTTTCAAAATAGATATAACCGATGACCGGCTCGCTTTCAACGATTAAAGAACTATCGAATGGCACTGTAATGGCATTGCCCTCAATGGCAGCTTCGATGGTTTTATAACGCTTCGTGTTTTTGAAATAGAACAAGCATAGAACTTTTGTCGCGGTCAACTCATCCACGGTAAACTTAAACGCAGCCGTGCCTTTATCCTTACTGTAAATTTCATGCCACAATTTATCAGCTTCACGATTAGCTGAAGAAATAGTTAAATGCTTTTTAATTACTTTTTCCATGCGCTCCTCCTTTCAAAATAGAAAAGGGCCCCAAAGAGCCCCCTTCGAATTTTTAACCTTCAATATTTTTCAATGAGTTCATGCCATTAACAGCAGCTTCAATCAATGCCTTACGAGAGTCCGCATCTAAAGTGATTCCGGCTTTTTCTAGCTCAGCAATGACCTGGCGCTCTGCAGCTTCGAATTTTTCCTTGCCACCAGCATCGGCCACATGGCGGAAGATTTGCTCCACTGCTTCTACTACTGTAGTTGTAATATTTTTCGCAAGCTCATAATTGCGAGCTTCGGTCTTAGCTTTCAACGCGCTAACTTTAGTCTGCAGATATCCACGAAGTCCCGTGAATAAGATAGTAATTAGAATCGCTAACACGCTAACAACACCTTGAATTAATGAATCGTATAAATTTGGCATAATAATAAACCCCTTTTCTGATTAGTCCGGTTTGACCGGTAATTTTAAATATAATGCATGTAAATCCTGAATCTCGCCGTTCCCACCTAAATGGGTATACGACTCGAACAGCTTACCAATTTCTGCAGCATGGCTCACAGTAGTGTAACCGCGCTGCAACTCCGCTTTCATATCGGCATAAAGACGATAACGCTGTGTATTTTTAATACCACCCCGATTGTCCAATCCGATACCTTTTACTTCCTTTATTTCTTTTTTAGATTCCGCAACTTCCGCTTTCACTTCTTCGATGCGCCCGGCCATTTTGGACAGCTCCTGAAGAATATCGTCAGCGTTCTTTTTTGCTTGGTTGGACATATACGCAGTGACCACACTGACCGTCCCACCAATTAACGCAATCAATACTGCGTCAGAAACCCAGGGAGCTAACACATTAAAACACCGGGTGCGTTAATGGCTCTGTATTTTTTCATCATTCAGACTCCCCCCACTTCGGCAGTAGCCCCACCAGGCTCCGCGTGCTCTTTCAACCATTCCATCGCATTAGTAAGGTCTAGCTTGCTCAATTGGATGGCTGACATTTCGTTGATTTTTTCTGTAATTTTAGAATCCACATTTTTTAGTTGAGATTCTAACACCGCTTTTTTACCGTATAGCTCATCCACCGCTTCCTGCAGCGATTCCAACTGCGTATCGAACTCGGATGACACACGGTTCAATTTTTCTAAATCGATCGTGACCATAATTTACCTCCTAAATTCTAAAACTGATATTATCGAAATTTAACCATTGCGAATCAACATTCGATTTTACCACCACAGCGCCATCAGGTCGAATGCTTAAGATGGCTACACCGTAGCTATTATTTAACGCAGATAAATACAACTGCTTCCCGGGTCTGTATCCTTCAGGCAGCGTAAAGATGACCGTCTCCTGCGTGGTATTTCCACCCCTAGCAGTTCCACGGAAGTACACCGTGCCATCAACTGACTTCGAGAATTGCACAGCGCCATAGTCGATTGTATTCCTCCAGCCACTTGTTAATGCAGCATCGGTCCATTTAGGATTGGTCGAACTATCGCTCGGAGTGAACTGAACCCACTTCTGCCAGCCATAGTTCGTTTTACGCCGCATGAACATAATGTCCGTATTATGCGGAATATAAATCTGTAGGGCAAAACTCGCATCATCCGGATGAGTATTCACTTGTAAATAACCGTACTTTTGATACATATTCAGTCCATCCGGCAGGTCGTCCATATTGTGGGAATAGTACAAACCGGTCTTCATGAAATCATTCGCTGACCCGGTAATTTTTAATGATTTACCATTCGGCTGCGTGAGCTTCCCGACCTGGACAAGCTCGCCATTTGAGTAGATATCTCCACCCACATCAAGCGCGCCTCGTTCCCACACTTTGTTAATTCCCACGCCTTCAGGAGCCTTACACATGACTACTCGTTCCGGACCCACAATCGGAGCCGTAAACTTAGCTTCAGTATATGCATCCGAGATGATACCATGGACCTCCCAAGATGATGCCGCTGAGAATTTACCGACCAGGTCCGCGTTTGAATTCGTCAACGTATGGACCGTGGAAGAAGTAATCCCACCACCAGCATTATCTGAGAAGTAGCCATCATTCGCAGGCTTGACCTGAAATTTTAACTTCATCGTATTCTTCTGAACACCATTCACAATGAGTGGAGCAATGCGAATATTTCTGCGGACCGTGAGAGTCTGCTGGTCGCCACCGCTTCGGACCACTGAAAAATCAATGACCGGCGCAAAATACTGCAGCACTTGAATCGGAACAGTGACCACATTAGAAGTCAGACCACGGCTGTCCGTGATATAGGCCCTCACTTCGAAATTACCGTGATTCTTGAATATATTGAAAGCAGCGCCGTCCTTAGTGATTACATTTTTTTGACCTACTACTTCGGCATAGTAGCCTTTTAGAGTGGACCCGTAAGTGCCTTCGAACCCAAGGAACTTACACACCATTTCTGAAAAGGTCTGAACAAAAATATTTTTGCCCACGATATCCTTCGTGGCTTTCGCTTTATCGGTTAGCTCAATTCCGGCCAGCTTAGGCTGAGTACCAGCAGGCAGCCCGATGTCGTATCCATACTTATACACATCAGACCCGATTTGATTCGTGCCATCATAAGTGCGGATGCATAAATCAAGCGTGCCCGTCATGGCGTTAATATTACGCGCAGCATGCTCGACCGCAGGCGTGAACTTAATCGTGGTACCTAGTCCGGACCCAACATCAATCCAATCAGACCCCCACACTTTGTACCATACCTGGTGCGTGAAAGACTCAACTTTTTTATCCAACGTAACAGTCACTTCACTGCCTAAGCGGCGGCCACCGCTCACGCTTGCGATTTGTGACATTCGTGGAATTTTTTCAAAGGTCTCAGTGAAGCTCGCATCTAATGACCCAAGATATAAATCATTGTATGCGATACCGCTCGTGGACCCACTCCATATATTTATGGTTCGAGTAGCTGACCCGTCATCATCATGAGAGAATGTGAACTCGACTGACCCCAACGACTTAGAACTTCCATAAAGCCATAATTCACCTAAATACAAATACTTAGTTTGTGACCCAATCTGTACCCCGATATAGGCTCCGTAAGTATTACTGAATTCAATACTAAACCCCGAGTCCAATCCGAAACTTAAATCTAATCGAACAGTTCGAGTGTTTGCAACCCGGTCGACCCCAATGGAGCTCAGACTGTAGCTGACATAAGCATGCCAGTTACCATCAAAATATTTATAAGCCATTCAACTCCTCCTTCCTTACGGCCCCACATAACGTATTACATTAAATTTAGGGTTCACATTATACTGAGATTCAATATAATAACCGATTTGAATCGATTTCGTAAATACCCCGTTATCGATATGAATGACCCCTTGCGAGATACTCATAACTTCCTTACCGGCACTAATTAGAGAGATTCGGTCATCCGTAATCAGTACCGAAGTATCGCTTTGTGGATTCCCGATAGATAGCCCCTCATTACCGAAACGCATATTCCGGTCAACCGTATTCCAAACAGCACTCATCGCTCCAAGGTCCGCCTGGATTCCGACCATGCGCTGTGATAATTCGACCAGGTCGCGCTCGGCTTGCTTTTTATCCTCTTCCCTAGCATTTACCAGGGCGTCAAATTTAGCACGCCACTCGAGAGTGGTCTCAAGGCTCGCCTTCGCTTTTAGCTCCTGGGCGATTATAAGATTTTGGTCCTGTAAATGCTTTAATTGGTCCTCAGTGATACCTTTATCAACTTTCGCTTCGATTTTCGCGGTCAATTTATCCTCAAGGTCCTTCAATGGTTTTTTAAAGTCCTCGATGGAAGAAGTATCGATGAACACCTTGCCATCACGCACGCCCAGTATTTCCTTAGTGCCCTGGACCACACGCACTCGATTCAAGTCGATGGACCCGGCCACGATTTTATTCGCATTCAACTCAATAATCTGAGCGACCGCAGCGCTGATTTTTTTAGCAATCACTTCATCAGTAGTCATGGTTTGAATGATACGTTCCATGTCTGCCGTGTCCGCTTTTTTGACCCATTCGCCATTCTGCCGCTCGTAAAGTTCCACATAGCCACCGTTCGGCTTAAACCAGGTGTCCCCGTTTTTAGGCTCGACCGGCTCAGTGATATCCGAAAACACATTACCTTGACTGGTAATCATGGCATTAAGGTACTCCACTTGCTGCGTGAGCGTACCTCGGTATTCTTTCGTGCCCTGGCTGACCGTAGCAGATTTACCACTTGAAGTGACACTTAAGCCACCACGAAATGCAATCTTCTGAGAGAGAATCGGCAAAGCCACGAACTGGCCATCGTAAGACTCAACGCTGAGCCATTCCCCGGCTAGGATTGCCATGTCCCCCTGCCACTTTAAGGTGTACGGGTAAAAGTTGAAATCACGATACTCATTATATACCCGGCTTAGAATAGCCTGGGTCATGAGCGGATTTTTAAAGGCAATAATATTACCGGTCGTGGACCCTTCATGGAACACGACTTTTTTATTCCCCTCTCCGGTTATTTCATTACTTGCACCATTCACACGGTAAAGGACCTCGTTTTTTTCAAGGCCATTCAGATAGTAGTTTGATTTAGGCACGCGGCGGTTCGAGTTCGTAAGCTGGATAAATTCAAGTCGACCCAAGCGGTCGAATCGAACAAAGCTGCCGTTTAATTGCGCAATGTATACCAGCGCTTCACGGACCGTCACCTTGTCCATTTTTACCTGGACCGGATAATCAGCAACCAGCAAATTAGGAGCAAGCTCCAACTCAGCAATCCGGGCAATTTCTTCTACAATAGCCCTGGTATTCGATGGATAATCCAACGAGCTGACGAATGGACCATTCAAACGGTCCATTCCATCTACTGCTGTAATTTTTGTACGCTTGCTATTTCGATTTAATACGATGTCCTTCGCATAGAACACGCCCAACGGAATGGACTCGTAATGATCGTCATGAACATTTATCGAGATGAACGCTTTACATTTGGAGCCTTCCTGCAGGCCTTCCACAATCCGCCCGATTTCAATCTGCAGCGTATTGACGAATCCACCACCAGGGAGAAATTTATCCCCAGTGGCTAGACCATCGTCCAAGTCGATAGAGATGATGTCACTTTCAGTATAAACGACGTCCTGTATCTCAACCCGACACTTAAAAGTGCGGCTTGCTGCCTGGATAGCTGATTTATAATCTTCCGTAACTTGATACATTCATACCGCCTACCTTTCAATGAAATTCATACTTAAACCGCTCCAAGGCTTCAAGTTATTAGCCCAGGAGTAAGCCGGAGCGCTTCGGTCCCCGACATAAAAAGTTCGACTAACAATTCCCACCTCGGGGTCCGGATAGCTGACCGTGAAAAATTCACTTTTCACAGCAGTCAACAAGGCTGACATTTCTGCCTGGGATAATAGACCCCACTCACACTCGAGTTTTCTTTTTACAGCGACACGGTCCCGGACCATGTCCCCTCGAGCATTACGACCCGTCTCACCGTCCACATCCGAGATGGAAACTTTGAAAGATTTAGGAGCAACAACAGTCACCCCGTTTATAATTAACGACATTCAATCGTGCTCCTTTCTAAACATTCAATAACAAGCGGCCAGCTTGCGCCTGTGCCTGGTTGATTTTATCAATCGTCCAACGACCGAACTCATCATCCCCGACTTTTAGCACTAGCTCTCTGATTACTGGAGCATTACCACCGCCCGAGCCTTCCGGCATACGAGATGCGACTTTACCAGCTAAATCAGTAATCCAGCCTGTGTTATTTTCTAATGGCATAACGGCTTCTCGTCCGGCTTCCCCCACGATTGCGAGCGTAGCACTATCAACGATACCCCCACGCGCTAGTCGTGGCAGATTCACATATCCAATGCTTCCGAGCGATACACCTGGAATTTTATTGATTAGACCAATAACACCATTAATCATGCCAATAAATCCATTCACTACATTTTCGATGGTTCCAAGAACAGCATTCACTGCTCCACGGAACGCGCCTCCGACCGCAGACCCTATCATTTGACCTGCGTTCACAAAGATACCTTTCACAGTGGACCACACGCCACTGAAGAATGACCCGATGCCGCTGAACGCTCCCTGTACTGCACTATATGCACTTCGGAAGATTCCACCGAACCAGGAAGCAACTCCACCCAGTACGCTAGTTACATCATGCCAACGCGCTCCGAACCATGAACCGATGCCGGCGAATATGCCGGTCACTAACGTCCACGCTTGACGGAACATGTTGCCAAACCATGATGCGACACCACTCAAGGCGTTTATCACATCCTGCCATCTTTGAAGATACCATTGACCTAACGATTTGAAGATATTAACAATTGCATCCCATGCCTGCTTAAATACAGTACCGAACCAGGCTGGAGCTTGACTGAACACATCAACAATGCCCTGCCATAACTGAGCGAAGAACTGACCGATGGCATTACATACCCCACCGATGAAATCACAAATGCTCTGCCATACTTGAGTCGCTACCTGCGACACAGTATCCCAGTTCGCAATCAACGCAATCCCAATCGCTACCAATGCAGCGATGGCCGCAATAACTAATGTAATCGGACTGGTTAGGACCGCGAGCGCTCCATTCAGTAACCACGTTGCAGCAGCGGCAGCAGTCGATGCAGCCGTGTGAAGTGCCATGGACCCTGCAGTGGTTACCCACTGCCAGCCTTGCGCCACTAAGCTACCAATCATGCTCGCGCTATTGACAACAAAGTCCTTCGCATATAATGCCGTTAGATACAACGACTCACCAAACGACTTCAAGTTCCCGATTGATAATCCGACCAGGGCATTCTTCAGAGTGACAAAGACAGCGCCTAATCCTCCGAGCTGCTCAATGTACGCAGCGAACTGCATGACCTTCCATGCTCCCCAAAACGCACCAACAACCTTAGTGATTCCGGAGATGACCCCTGTATTATTCTTGCACCAATCCCCGATGACTTGGAGCGCATCGGCTAGTCGCTTAAGGACTTCAACAATGACACCACCGGTCCACTGAGCAATCGGAGCTAAGAAACTATCGAACAACCACGCAAACGCGTCACCAGCTCCACGCAATACACCGTCTGCAATTTTAACTGCACCAGCTAGACCACGAATAAACTCCGGAACGATATCCGAAATCGTGTAACTTACAAGTGGGCTCATTACATTATCCAGGAACCACAGCAAGCCCTCCCCGATAGTAATCGAGAATGGAGCTAAGGCATCCCAAAACTGACGGAGCGCTTCATTGATTTTAGGGAAGTCAATATTATTCAAGGTTTTAGTGATAATATCAATGAATCGTGGCAGCCCTTCCCCTAGGACCCAGGACCCTACCGGAACTAAAAAGCGCTCATAAAAATCAATGAGTGCAGTGGCCACGAATTTCTTCAATGGCTCCAGTGCTTCCGCTAGTCGACCCAACGCCTCGATTGTAGGCTGTAACAATTCTTTGAGCTTTTCTAAAAATTTGACGATAGGACCTGAGTCCTCTTCATTGAACGCATCAGAAAACGACACCTTCGGAAGAGTTAGTGCGCCACCGCCAGGAGCTCCGCCCCCACGGCCACCACCGCCGCCTCCGCCGCCTCCGCCTCCGCCACCACCGTCGGAGTCATCATCTCCGCCGCCGGCAGCTTTTTTGCTCAGCGAGTTAATCTCGTCAAATTTTAGAAGTCCAAGCATTTCCTTTGCTGCCTGCTTCGCAGCTTTCCCAGCTTTACCGATACCATCGCCCAGCTTACCGGCACCATTACCAGCATCGCCCAGGCTGTCGGCGATACCGCCTGCAGCATCCTGCACTCCGCTCATGGCTCCACCTAAGCCACCGCTCGTATTTACCGTCTTACCGAATAAGAGCTGGGTAAACGTAGCAAGGGCACTCGTTGCTGTATTCAAGAATGAAGCAAACGTGTTCAGAGCTGGCATCATAGCATTAAGAATCGGGAGAAATGCATTCCCGATATTAAGCGCGCTATTTTTTAAAAGCGCTACAAAGTAAGCAAGACTCGTGGTCGGACCCTGCATGAGAGTCGTCCCGTATTTTTTCGACGCTTGCTCCAGGATAGCCATCATGCGGATGGCTTGTTGTGTATTGAAATCTAGCTGAGCCCAAGAGCGCCCGTTCGCGAATTGCTGGAACGCGTCCGTGGCTTCTAACATAGCTACATTCACATTGATTCCAAGGTCCTCAATGGCTTCAGTACTTCCGAGCATACCGCTCCGGATTCGGTTCATTACATCGTCCATCGTTCGACCAGTAGCGCTGGCAATGACTGAAGATGCCTCAAGCATTTTCACAGTATAGCCTGCCAATTGGTCTGAATCCTTGATGAAATTACTAAATAAATTAGAGTATACCGCTCCATACTTCAAGGCGTCCGCCTTTGCGATATTATAAGCGATAGCTCCATTATCGGCCCATTTTAAGAAAGACTGCGAGCTCTCCCCCATGGTCCGCTTGATTTGGTTCATTGCTGCGCTGACTTCCAAAGCCATCTGTGTACCGTAACTGCCTACTTTATATAACGCCCCAGCAATAGCTGCAATTTTTATGGCGTTCCCTATTTTAGAGAACGTTTCATTCATGCCGCCTACCTTTTGGTTTACCACCTTCTGAGCGTTATCGGTTTGGTTTTGAATTTCTTTCAAAGCCTTTTTGTAAGGACCCGTCTCGGCTTTTATCAGCACTTGGACCTGCTCCAAGGTTAATGCCATGCATTACCCCCCTTTCGCAATTTTTAAGTTTGCATTAAAACGAGCAGCAAACGCACGCATCGCTTCTTTGTGTTTTTCCATTTCTAACTGCTTCATGCGCTCACTAGCTAGACCAGCAGCTTCTTCTTTATCTTCTGCAGTAAATAAATCCGGGTACAGGTCGTAAAGGCTCTTAGTTTTGTGATTATCAACTAATAGAGCTGCGACATGGTCCTGGATATGCTGAGCCAAAGCATAATTCATGGAAATCTTAGCTTTAAACTTACGGCGCTCACTCCGCTCGAACGCTTCGAAGATATCCTCCAACTCGTCCAACGAATAAGACCAAAAAGAAACGACCTCCACCCCACAGTCTAATGCTAAGGGGTAAAGGTCATAGATTTGGTCTGTAAGGGTTCGGTTTAAATGCTCGACTTGGCCGCTTCCACTGTTTCGTCCATCGCTTCGGCCATCTCCACTGAGAAAAAACCCGAAACTTGGAAGATTGGAATGATAACATCCGTGAACAGTTCTAATTGAGAGCCGCCTTCTTCGAAGTATTCATCAACTAACGCCTTAACTTGGTTATATTTAATTCCATGATGGAATCGTTGCATTGATGCCTGGATAATTCCACACATCACATTCAATGGTGGTAACTCCTCAATTAGGCTGAGCAAGTTACCCTTGATTTTAGATTCAAGCGTACAGATTCCATCTGTAGTTAATTTCAAGTGGTATTCAGTACCACCCACTGACCACACCGCAAACGGTTTGCGCTTAGGCTTCTCCGGAGTTGGTGCTTCTTCTTTTTCGAGCGCAGCATCTAACGATACTACATTATTCTCGTTTTGGTTTTCATCTTCGAACATTTAAAGTCCCCCTTAGTTTTTTAATTGATTATAATGATAACTCGCCGTCCGTAATTTTTAATTCAGACTGTAATGCGATTTTAAGTGTAACTTCAATCGCTGAGTTCACACCACCACCGGAAATTTTAACAGATGGTTGACCGGCAAATTTAACCTTAGTCCCATCCGGATATTCTTGCTCCCAGTACTTCTTAGCTTTCGCTTCCATTGCTTGGCGTAATTTACGGTATGAAGATTGCGCTGTGCCGTTTTCGTATTTTAATTTATACTCAAGTTCACCAGCGTCCCCGATACCGAACTCATACATTTTTACTGGGTCGGCCAAAGTTGTATTCTCAACTTTTTCAGGCTCAATACCAATTTCTGGCACTTCCTTCAATTCTTTGATGATTTCATTAACGGCCGCTTCACTATCGCCCCATTTTAACTTAATCCCATTAGCTAACATTTATTTACTTCCTTTCATGATTGGATTTTTAATCATTGTAATAATTTTTGTGGTAGACACGCAGCGTGTCCACATCGACCACGCCATTAAACCTCATGAGCTTATGGCGTAACTCCTGGTTATCCGGTACATCCTGGCAAGTGGTACGCTTGAAGCCTAGAGCCACAAACGCAGCGTCAATCTTGACCGCGATATCCGAAATCGATTTTTTATCCCAAATATGGACCGTGTAACTGATATCAGACGATGCCTCGCCCGAGCTAGTAACATCGCTCGGTTTATTCTCGTCCTCCAGGTAAACGACTACCGGAAAGTTAGTCCAGTCCTTGGGATAGGCGTCCGTTACATTAGGCACTATTTTTTTGAGTGCCTCGAACACCTCCGGTTTTACATTAATCATATAGACAGCCTCCTCAATTCGTCCTTGACTACTTTAGCAAAAATACGCGGCAGCTTTTCTTCATTCTGCTTCAATGCAGGATATAAGAACGGCTGTGCTCGCTGACCGTCAGTCCAATAAAGAGCCTCCGGGTCATACTTCCGGCCTGCCCAGTATTTATTAACAGCCTTTCTGCTAAGTAGCGCCCCGGGAATCATCCACGGGTCCGTTCGATAAGATACACTCACATTCGGACTGATTCCGGAATGATTTGCAGCACCTTCCGGACCGGTACCAAACTCAACAAAAGCAGCATGCTCATTATTGGAGTATACAACCCCGACAATGGCATCCGCTTCAAATTTTGTTTTGGTATAAATCTGCTTACGCAGGTCCCCACTGAATCCTGGAGCTTTTCGCTTAGCTGTCCCCTGTACCTTCTTGGTGGCTTGCCCCATTGCTATTTTTTTGATAGCAGCTTGAGTGGCCCAGGGCAGCTCCCCCAGTTTGTGAGATAGACTCGCCCAGCCGTCACTCATTTATCAATCGCCTCCAGTAATAGCACTTTATGCTCAGTGTAGCTCTGAACACTGATTACTTTATAATCCGGCGCATCATCCGAAAACACAGCCACGCCATCGCTCTCCTTGATTGGTTCGCTTAAGTAACAGTTCGCATTCCGCATGTACTGCAGGCGCTCCCCGTACATAGCAGCCTGGACCCTGCCTCCTGCAGGCCAGGTCTCCAACTTGCACATGATAGGCTCGCTGCTGTAATCGGCATATCTTCCACCTTCGCTATCGATCGTGACGGTTCGTGGAAAAACTTTATATGATTTAAGGTTTTTCAAATACACGGCCACCGCACCTCACTAACCTGGCTGCCTTAATAGGCTTCATGATATTAACAGGCAATTCATCCGAATATGTAATGGAGATACCTCCCTCACTGCGGCTGACTTCCCCGGCATTACCATTGCGCTCCATTAAGTACTGCGCCAATTGTAACTGAGTCATTCGAAGCGATAACGGAACATGAGTCCGGTTCGTTTCAAGTAGAATCATTTGCTCAGCTTGCTCCAAATAAAGAGAGAGTAACTCCTCGTTACTCTCCTTCGTCAACAGCTTCAACTGGGTCAATAGATTGCTCATCATCATCCCCTCCAGCAACTGCAAAATAAGAACTGAACGGCTCGTCAATACGCTCTAACTTTTGGACCAGTTCAAGAACACGGTCCTCAGATAAATCGATAACGGCTCCAACTGGGCAATGGAAATCTTCGCGTTCCAGGTATACTGGATTAAGAACTTTATACTTCATTTAAACCCAGCCCCCTGTCCTATTTTGTGATTGTAATTTTAACAACTTTCTTCGCATTTTGTAAGTACGCACCATAGTGGCGGT